AACCTCTATGAGCGCGCAGTCATGACCTATCCTTGGTGGTCGGCTATCCTTTGTCGCCGGCGCTCAACCCAGCCAGGGATAACTAAACCCAACCGCGAGCCATCCGCCGTCATTGAGTGTGAGCGCGGACCGCCCCCTCAGCAGAACAAGGGTCAAGCTCCCCAGTTCCTCACTCGCATGGATGCTGTTATCCATTACGTTGCCTGCTCTCCCGCGACCCGTCGTTTGATGTCGATTGCAAACCATGACTACCTTCCCTACGAGTTTGAGCCAGTTCGGTTGAGCGAGGATATCTACTTTACGCTGACGCACGTGGAAATTGAGGAAGGAAATATTAAGAACATCAAGTTCCAGCTCTCATGCTATGACCACCCTATTCAGACCCTGCAGGCGTTTGTCGATTCGTGCAACCAGGATTACGAGCGCCGTATGCTGAACAAGTTGGGGAACGATCTCTACTTCTTTGACCAGGTTGTGGGGGGTAAGAGCAAGCGCTCGACCCAGAATCCCCTGCCCACGAGCTACCTCGTGTATAGCAAGCACAAGTTCTCCACTACGCGCACGTTTGAGAATGTGTATTTTGAGGAGCAACCAGTGGTGAAAAAGCGTGTCAAGTTCTTCCTGGAGAATCGGTCGTGGTACGAGAAGAAGGGTATTCCATACACGCTGGGATTCCTTTTTCACGGAGCCCCGGGTACTGGAAAGACGTCGGAGATCAAAGCGATTGCCAACGTGGCTCGTCGTCATCCCGTCAACATTCAGCTCTCGGAAATCAAGACCAAGACACAGCTGCGGCATCTCTTTTTCAGCGATGAGATCTACGTGTATAACGGGACCAATCTAGAGAAATACACCATCCCGATTTCGGAGCGCGTGTATATCATTGAGGACGCTGATGCGATGGGTGACGTGCTCCTGGAACGCAAGTGGAAGAAGCCTGTAGTGGAGAAGCCCAAGGATCCTTTTGCCCCGGAAGCTGATGACGATATCATCAAGGATCCCATTGATCTGTCGTTTCTCCTGAACCTTCTGGATGGCACGCTAGAGTCCAGCGGCCGTATAGTGGTCTTTACTTCTAATTTTCCTGAGCGGTTTGATCGTGCTCTCATTCGCCCGGGGCGCATTGATATGATCATACAGTTCAAGAAGTGTTCTCGCAAGATTATTGAGGAGATGGTGTGTGGGTTCTACGATATTACCGATGTATCGGGGCACCCAATTTTCAAGGACGAGTCCATCGATGAAAAGTGGAGTCCTGCCGAAGTGAATCAGATCCTGTTCAGGAACTTTGAGGACCCGACCCGTGCAATGGATGAACTGCTCACGCTGCAGCCGGGGTCGGTATCGTCGGCATTCCAAACAGAAGAACATACAGAAAGCACGCAGATAGTGGAATCGACCCCACTATCAGAATAGAGGTTGTCCAGCTAGCCGTTCCAGTGAGTGACGGATTCACAATGGAGGATACAAGACCAACAATTGGGACTAGCCACAGGTAGAAAAAGAAGCTTGAATACTTTTTGAGAAACTCGGAATTTGTGAAGAAGACGGCTTCGACTGCGGTCCATGCCACACGGTAGTAGATGAACACGCCAATCATTGTAAGCGCATACGCGAAATACTGATTTGCATTGCTAACAAGGGGAGCCGTATCTTCGGGGAGATTGCTAACAGATGAACCTTCGGGTTCGATATCGGGGACTGGATCGTCGCTGCTCATTATGTATTGAACACAAGATTTGCAATTCCATTTGTAACCTTGAGGAAATTGTAGGACTCAACATAGACCATGGAAGTATATGCTCCGAACTGAATAGAGCGGTTCGTAGGTGGAGGATAAAGGAGCTGTGTCTGTCCAGGTTGTATAGCTGGCGCGACACCAGGTGTAGGCGATATCGTCGCTGCTGCACCAACGGGTGTGGGATTCGGATTGAACACCGTAGAACGGACAACACATACTGGCGGCTGCGACAGCGATGCGTCAGTGACAACTGTGAGCGGAGTCAGAAGTGTGTATTGAAACACGGTGCGATTGAACATGGACCCATTCGCAGATCCGCTTGGCTGTGTGATTTGGTCCGGATCCAGAGCAAAGGAGTACGTATAAATACCAGGGATGTTATTTGTTGTACCTAACGAAAACTTGAAATTCTGGATATTGCGGAAGAAGTTCTTGTTCTTGGTACTGAAACGGTCCTTGCCATCAAAGATAAGATTGCCCTCCATGAAAATATCCTGCTGACCCATATTGTTTGCAATGAGGGCTCCACTGCTGTAGAGAGTATTGGCTTCTACCGTTTCAGAGCTCGTGTCAATAGGAGGGGAGTCTAGCGTATCCCAGTTCGTGTAATTGTCCCAGTCGTTGATGAGCGTGCGGTCGTTGCGGCGGAAGAGTGCAACCACACGAGTACAGAGATTGTACATGGGTATTTCCAGGTTATTGATGCCATACTGCTTCTCGTTCTTGACATACCGAACCTCTGTAATCAAGAACGTGCGCTCATGACTCGCAATAAATGCGCGCTCCGTATCCGTGGTAAAAATGTAGTTGGCCTCTACATAGGGATTAAGGTTCCAAGTGAGGAGAGCGCGGTTCGTAGAATTGCCCTGGCGATCCGGGTACGCTAGGAAGTTCTGGATGCCGGCAGCGTTGTCACCCGGCGTACCAATAATCCGCTGTCCAAATGTTGGATTCTCTGGATTGACATCCGCGATGGTAAAAAGGTTGTAAAGACTATTGATGGTGATAGAAATCTCAACCTCGGTCTGGGGGAGACCTACAAGGGGAATAGACTGTGCAATCTCCTCGCAGAACCAGAACGGTAGTGGAATTGTCAGTTGGCGACCCGTAATAGAGGGCGCAGGAGTGGTTCCATCGCCAGTCATGAGAGCATTCGGGTACTGATTGGTGCGTCCGTTGGCGTTCGCGGGATCATAGACATCAGGAGTGTTGCCCACCATACGGTCTAGAATCTCGCGCTTGGTTGCATCCTTCCGGAGATAGCTTAGGATTTTCATCCACTCTCCAGTCATTGTGACAATAGGGGTGCCGTTAAACAGCACAGATGCTTCGGAGATAAGGTTGTATCCGATATTGCGAATCCATTGAAACTCATAGGGGACACCCTCTCCAAACTGATTGTAGATAGAGATGGGAGACCAGATATCAGGAAGATCCACACAAAAATAGCAGTCGTGGAGAAGGTCGGCATAACGAGGAACCTTGAAGCGGTAGGTCTTGAGTCCAGCCTGCGGAATAGTGGTATCCGTGACGTTACGCACATCCAGCCGAAAATGCTCCATCGCGAAGTTTGTGCTTCGTTTGTACATTTTCATGAAGTAGGACATGGATGGATTTCCATTGACAAATACGTTTTGGGCGCCAAACCCAGTGAGTTGCATCAAACCACCTGGCATCTTATATTATACACTTGTAATAATGTATTCTTCTATTCCGTATATTCTTATCGCGGTACTACTTGGGTTTGTAGCTCTCCATTCGTACATGAGCGTTCGTTTCGGATACGACTGGATCGGTTCGCAGACCCGCAAGGTCCTTGCAAAGACATTCAATTCCCGCCATGCATCGGTGACTGACCTATATGACATTCCGGCTGTTCCCTACATGGACCGCTTTGGAACCTTCACCAAGATTCCCAAGATGAAGGAGAATGTTCGCTATTAGACAGGGTTCCACCTGTTCTTTCCAGGGGCCACCTTGGCAGGGCCCTGAACAAACCCAGATGTATTTGTCAAGCATGTTGCCTCTTCCGTAGGCAGCTTGTACGCATTCGCACCCAGAAAGGTCGTATAGGTAGAGGCATACGCAGCCTTCTGAGACTGGGGGAAATTCTTGTAGTAAGCAGATGACGTCTTGCGCTTGAGGTATTCAGTCACTTCGGATGCACTGGAAAATTTGACGGCAGGCAGTTGCTGTGGTCCCTGGCTTGGAGAACTCATTATATTTACAGGGAAGAAAGACTTTATTATAAAATGCCACCTATTCGTTTCATGCTCGTCTCTACCCACACGGAGCAGGTTACCGGTTACTCCAAGGTGTCGTTTAATCTCCTGAAGCAACTGGCGACGCTGACTCCCCTGGTCAAGGTGTTTCACTTTGGATTCCAGCGCAGCCCTGCGCGCATTCCCCAGCCTATGCGCCCGCTGTCGGCTATTATCCAGTACGATGCTGCTGCCAACGAGGATCCTCGTGAGCAGGGGTTCGGCTTCAACAAGTTCAAGGATTACCTTGAGACGGTATCCCCGGACATTGTGATGATCTACAACGACCCGATTGTTGTCTCACAGTTCATCAACGCGATCAAGGATATCCCGAAGACGTTTAAGCTCTGGATCTATCTCGACCAGGTGTATGAGGGTGCGGATATGGGTCTCCTCCGCACAATCGAGAACAAGGCGGATCGTATCATCTGCTTCACAGAGTCGTGGAAGAAGCACCTCCTCACGCGCCTGACCACGACCACGATCCCGATTGATGTTCTTGAGCATGGTGTAGATGCGTTGGTCTTCAAGCCTCTTCCGGAGGTTGAGCGTATGAGCGTTCGTCGTTCAATGAACATCCCCACCGACGGCAAGATCTTCCTGAACATGAATCGCAATAGCCATCGAAAGCGTCTGGATCTCACCATCATGGGATTCGTCCGTCTCCTCGCGAAGTTCCCCGCCGAGAAGTTCTACCTGGTCTTTGTCACCTCAGTTAAGCAGGAGGGAGGTGCGTGCTACAATCCTCTCCAGGTCTATATGAACGAGCTTGCTCGCGTGGGCCTGGATATTCAGACGTACGGTACGCGCGTATCGATTGTGGATACTACGCCGCCGGCTGCGTACTACAACGACGACTCCATCAACCAGCTGTACAATGTCGCCGATATCGGTATTAACACCTCCAACGGTGAAGGGTTCGGTCTCTGCCAGCTGGAGCACATGGCGACGGGTGCGCCCCAGGTGGTCATCGATATTGGAGGCTACCGCTCATTCATCGATGAGACGACAGGTGTCCTGATCCCTGTGTCCTCGTATTCGTACCTTCCGATGAGTGCGGGTGTCGGTCTCCTTGAGCAGTCTGCTCATCCTGATGCGGTGGCCGAGGCGATGGAGAAGGCGGTGGCAATGCTCGGTCCGGCTACGTCGAAGAAGTGCATCGAGGCTGCCCGTTCGCGCCCATGGTCCAAGATCTGCGACTCATTCCTGGAGTCGGTCCTCGCCAAGTAAAAATACCCGGATGACTAGACAAAGTCGGGATTCCAGCGCTTGAGCTTCTTCTCTAGCATATCTTTGAGGAACCAGTTTTGAATCTGGCCTCGGTAAGGGTACGCGTGCCCGTAATCAACACACCATACAGTTCCATCCTTCTCGATGAAGTTGTAGGGTGTGATATCGATGTATTCCATATTGCCCTTTTTCAGGAGCGTCTCAAGAATGAAGTGTATCTGCTTCCAAATCCACGGAGGTGTATTCGATGGATTTGGACCATACTTGTCGGCAACGCACATCTCGTCGAGATCCTGCATCACCATGTAACTGGTCTTGTTCGTTTCAAAGATGGGGGGAGCAATGTTCAGTCCAGCTGCAATTTGTTGGTGGTGGATTTCGAGGGGGGAGGTAACAGTCTTCATGTAGGTGGTCATCGTGGGGGTATTCTGTCCTGACTAGGGGGTAGATCCATCCGTTTTTGTCCAGAATCCGCGAATACGGGTTGTGAACAGGAAACTCTGCTTGTAATGCAAATTGATATCCTCCAGTTTGTCGCACATCATCAGCAGGTGGATCAAGACTGGGTTGCCCGATGCAAAGAACATCGGCTTGGTTGTATCTAGTACCACACCCTTCTGGTAAAAGGATGTTGAGGGGCCACCTGTGTTCTCGGCGATGATATCAATATGCTGCGCAAACTTGCCGTTGTAGTTTCCGAGAATGACGTTATTATCCTTCTTGAGATGGACGATAATATTGGCGACTGGTGTGTTCTGCGGGAGAACGACCTGGTGACGACGAGGAATGGATTCGTCCGGTATAGCCTTGATTTTCTCTGTATTGTCCATCGCGACCTTGTTGAACTTTCCATACTTCTCATCGAAATCTACAACCTTGAAGAAGGGAGACCCTGCATTGTTCTTCGCCCTGCGAAGATACTTCAGATACGGCTCAAATGACTCCACGAACTTACGTTCCGTGAAGAAGATGTACTCGTAAAACACTCCGCCATCGGCAAGGCAATCGACCTGGTCAGAAATCACCGCTTCGTAGAGTGGGGGCTCGCGAGAATCCGCGGCTCCCTGCTCGCGCGCAGCTTCCTCGGATGTCAGGCAGGCGGGGTGCTCAATGTAGATCTTTGACTTGATAATATCTTCGGGCTTCTGGAAATTGTAGGCGTCGTTCAACCACAGGTACTCGATGGGGAGCTGGATAGACGATATCGCTTCGTGCTGGCGCTTGTAGGTAAAGACCATAGAGAGAATACGATCATCAGCTTTTCCAGCGTTCTCAGGCCACGCCGATGTCTTGGACCAGGTGTTCAGCAGAGCTACAGCCTGAGGAGTTGGTGCAAAGAACATCGTGCCACCCGATGTCTCGAAGATATAGGGGTCAAAGCACACATCGTCCTTGAGATAGTTCATGCTGCCACGCGGATCCACATTCCATCCGCGCGCCATAAAATCCACACCGGGCATATCAAAAATATCAGGGTAGCGAGAGAGTTTCATGTCTCCGTCAATGTACAGCACTCCGCGCCCCTGCATACCCGCAACACGCAGAGCCTCCTTGATGAACAGTGGCTTCAGGTTGATCGCTAGCTGGTACTTTCCCGGGAACGCAAACTCGGGATACTCCTCCACAATGTAGTTGCATCCTACGCGCTTGCACATAGCTTCCCACTCGGCTATCATATCCTCGAATTTGGTTGCCTCGTGTTTTACAAACTTCTTGTCTTCCAACTCCTTGAACTTTTTCTTGGACATCTCGGATATCCTCTGCTTGATATCGTCCCGTGCAAGGATTGATAGAACTTTCGGACGGTCGTATTTCAGCGGATACTTCTTGAGAATTGCGATCTGTCTCGCTTTTGATATCTCGTAGAACTCGTGCTCCTCATCAAACATTCCATCGGCAATCGCCTTTTCAATCGCCTGCTCTACTTCCTCTTCTTCGCGGATCTCTTCAAGAAGGTCGCCCTTAATCTGCTCAATGATCTCCCCGGTGCAGGCGTAATTTACACGCTTACCATCCTTTACATCTTTCTCCGTAATCTCATCGCCAAACCGCAGGTAGTTCTTGTTGGCATTACCCCGACCCCACCAGTAGGTGACGAGCACAAACTTACTCGCGGGATTGTTGATCACCATTTTGAGCTCATGGGCCTTGATAATTGCTGGGTAATCCATCTCGGGAGCCGCCGCTTGTCCTCCGCGTTTCGGTGTGCGCTTACGACCACGTTTATGCGTGTCCCGTGCCATTATTCATATGTGAAGAATTGTATTCTGTCCTTCTGTAACGTCCCGAGACGCAGCAGACGATGATTGTCTCCAAAGGCTGGCTCATCAAACACCTCCTTGCTATCGGGATCCACTAGGAACACAAAGTCCTTGATGGAGATACGCTGAAGCCGACGCCCGCGCTTCATAATATTGCGGAGATAGACAGCGTCGCGCTCGTCGTTGTCGATGGAGGGATTGAAGCCCAGTGAATCGCCTTTCGGAGTGCTGTCAAACCGCAAGCACTGAATAACCGGCTTCTCGCTGGCGTGTAGTTTCCGATGAATCTCGCAATCGACTGCTGCCTGCTTGATAAGACGAGTAATTCCGCTGGTAATCTTCTGCTTCTCAAACGATATGTTATAGAGGAACTCGTCGCTGGTCATGAACGCATCCACACCACGCCCCGAATCTGCGGGGGCATCGTACTTCTTGGGAAGCGTATCCGCACGACGAATGGGAACAATATTAAAGGCAGATGCTGACGATGCCTGAGCCTTGGAAAAGACCGACATATAGAAACTGATCCGGATCGTGCGCTCTTCGATGGGTACGGTCTCACTGTTGATTCCGCTGGACGACAGACTCTGGCGGGTGGCGTGGGAGCACAGGCGAATACCGCGACCAATGACCTGGTCGTGACGCGCAGGGTTCCAGTAGGGCTCCACAATATGCAGGTGACGGACGTTCTTGAGGTTAATGCCTTCGGCGCCGCTGGAGGTCGCCATCAGGATACAGATCATCTTCTTTCCGCCACGAGCGAGAACACTCTCGCGAACAGAGGGCGCATGTTCAGGATAATCGTTCTGCATACCGAAGTAGTCTTCATTGAACAGGTAGCGCGTGAGCTCCTTTTCGATCTTATCTTCCTCGCCCGTGTAGAAGGCGTATGCAGGCTTCTTGGGATCCAGATCGGGCGACTCGCGGTACTTGCCGTTTTCCTTGACTAACTTGTAGGGCTGATATCCGTTGGCATCCAAGATCGCAGCCAAAATACCTAGACCCTCCAACTTGCGGTACTGGGAGTAAATGAACTGATTGCGGTACTCTCCATCCTTGCCCGTGGAAGCTGAGATATTCTCCAGAATCTTCTTCATTTTCGGCGAGAAGGTCTCTAGTCCCAGGGATCGCAAGTACTTGTCGGGGTCGGCACTTAGCGTCGCAAGGATCGTCGCCTTATCTACCGGTCCCTCATCGTTCTCATCCTTGATATCTTTGACGTCTCCACGCAGCTCAGAGGGAACAGCGTAGTTGCAGACAAGGCGGGACACAACGCGATAGGACGAGAAATTGGCATCAAGGGCACCCGGTCCTTTCGTCGCCTTCTTGGCCTCGGACTGAATCTCCCCCCAACGCACTTCCAGGTAACGATTGAACTGATCATCTGACATCTCTACCCTCTCCAACATCTTGTCGTCATCGATACGTTTCGGGAGCATGCGCTCATCGGCACCCTTGTAGTAGGACACCAGACCCTGGATACGCTTCTGAAACAGGATAGCGTTCTTGACTTCCAGTCCATCCACGAATGTGGAGACAAACTCCTTGAACTCGGATGGCAGGCACTCTAGCGCTTCACGCGTAATGTACTCGCGCGCAGCCAGAACACCTCCAGGAAACTTGGCGGCAAATGGTTCGCGAATACCTTCCACCCAGTCGGCGGCGGGCTTATACACCAACTTATCGTCGCGCTGGACTGCGATGCGGTCTCCTTCCTTGTTGTATAGCGACTTGAAGTGCGCTGGATTGCGCGTCACCATAATCACGCGCTTCACGCTGTTGAACTCCACCGTATCCACTTCTGGCAGGAGCTTGAAAAAGGTCTTCATACCAGCCTCGTCCCATGTGGGCAGTTCCTTGACAGGGATCGAGATGCGCTCGATAGGTCCGCGCAAGAGATTCATGAAGAAGGCGATCTCGTTCGGGCGATTGATCACGGGCGTACCGGAGAGGAGCACAACCTTGCAATCCTTGGCATAGTAGATGGCATCATACAGACGGCGCGCGATCTCAGAGTTGTTGATGACACGGGAAATGAAGCCATGAGCCTCGTCGATAATCACGACAGACTCGTCAAACTTCGTGGATGTCTTGGCATCTTCTTCGGGAACCAGAAGTTTCACACTCTCTTTTGTGAGACCGTTGTAGTTGATGAAGTTGTAGCGCGAAGCGATAATCGCGGTAATCTGCTCATCGATTCCCTTGCGGTCGTCGTCACTCATGGTGGGGGAGTTGTAGTTTGGCTCCTTTCCATGGACGGTCACAAAGTAGCTTGCACGATTACGAAGGTACTCTTCCGGGATTCCCATCTGCAGGGCTGGGGCTTTCTCGGCGTCGTTGGTCGCAGGTCGGCGTTCCCAGTAATTGTTGATCATGTAGATGGCATCTCCACACTTGCGAATCTCCTGACGGAAATTGTTCTGGAGAGAGGCAGGAAGCATAACATAGATTTTCTTGGTGGAAAGCAGGGATTCGGCCACACCGATCGCAGAACAGGTCTTGCCCGATCCCAGACCGTGATAGACGAGGAGTCCGCGGTAGGGTGACTCTATCTTGAGATATTCGCTAACCAGCTTCTGGTAGGGCAGGAGTTCGCGACTTGATTTCTTGGAATCGGATAGACACTTATCGACTCCCTCGTCATCATCATCCTTGTTGGTGGAGCGGTATTTTAGGAAGATTCGTGCTATATAATCTGCAAATGCCTTCCGGTTAGGCAGTACAAATGCCGCCATTGTATTGTATGAACAAAGCAAATAAAAACCCTGTCTCAAAACAATGAAGTTGGAAGGCGATCCGCGTATGTGGATGGTCACCATATACCTCTTTCTTGTCAGCGCACTCCTCTACTTTCGTCCATCTCTAGTCTTTGACGGACATCGTGTTCGCGAGTTCGGTTCCGGGTCTCGCGAAGCCACTGTGTTCCCGTTGTGGTGGTGGGTCTTTGCTCTTGCGGTCGTAAGCTATCTTGCGGTGCATTACATTACACAGGCTTAACTGCTGGAGTTGTTTCCGCTGCAGCCTTAATTTTTGCATCCTTCTCCTTCTGCTGCTGAATCATGTTGTTCTTGAAGCGCGTGGCTTCATCAATATCGGGAATGCAGACTTCCGTAATAGACGTGGATGACAATCCGTATATTCCGGCAACTGCAGCCAGGGTCAAGACATACCCAATCGAGATCCAGCTCGCACGCACCTTGTTTCCTACTCCGCCATCAAACATCAGATAGAAGCGATCAAAGTATCCTCGTAGGAAGTCAAATGTGCGTATCACGTACCACCCAATCGTCGGATACGCTGCCCAAATTGCCGCTTGGGTCGCATTCTTGGATTGGTCAGTCTTCTCGCATTCGCGGAAGGTTACCAAGCTAGAAAACCCAAATCCCAGGAGGAAAAAAACAAGATACACAACAAACCCCAGACCAAACACCATCCCTGCCTCCTTCATACTTGTAATCGCAAAGATGGCCATCTCTTATTATTCTCTTGGAAGACGAACTTCAAAGGTTTGCGCGATCGCAGAGAGTTCTTCCAGCAGAGCCCTTCGCTGAGTGTATTGTGGTCGCGTGAGTTCCATGCAGTCAGGAAGAGTCTTCCACCCAATCGCCGAAATCTCGCGGCGCTGCATCATCGTGAATCGCTGATGAATGTCAAAGTCGGCAGGACGAGTCAGGAGAGCCACAAAGTACTTGTGTTGATACGGAACTCCGTTTGTTCCGTGAAATGTCTCTTCCAGCTGAACTCCGCTGACCATCACATAGCAGTTGCGGCGAACATTGGTCTCCTCAAAGAACTCTCGTTCTGCACAACCGTTATCGCTTTCGCATTTCAGGCGCCTGCCCTTTGGGAACCCCCACTCGGGCTCCGTATAAACAGAGTCTGCCTTTCCGATAATGTTGCGAACCTGGTCAAACTTATCTAAGGCACGCCGGTACTCGTTCTCGTACTTATCAATGCTGTTCCACAGACGTGTCCAGAGCGATTCAAACGCCTCGTTCTGAAGACGTCCAAGTTCAGACTGCGTCATGTTCTCTAAGAGCATCTCAACATACTCTACATTTGCGGGGTCATATTTCCCACGAATGAATTCGGTGTATGCCATGCTATCCTTTCGCCGCACCATCAACACTTCAAGGTCGTTGATATCCAGGGGCAGCGCCGTGGGCTCGCCCGGATTGTTGCGGTTGCGGAGGAGAAGGATTCCGCAGGAGAGAATTGGGTCTGGACATTCACGAAATGGATGTCCTCGTAGTCCGCAGTTATTACAGAAGATTGTTGTCATTCCCGCCATTGTGTCAGTTGATACTTCCTTTGCCCAGGAATATCGCCATCCATTTTTACCTCTCATAACATACAATAATGAACAAATCCCTGTGCTATGGTTCGCCGATCACTCTGACACCTCAGGAGACACTAACGGGCTCGCTTGGAGCTCCGTTCAAGTCACTGGCAGAGGCGAAGACAGAGTGCTCTCGTCTTGGTAACTGCACGGGAGTCCTGGACTTTAATGGGCGGTTCTTTGCCTACACGGGCGATACGACTCTCCGGCGGGGATCTCGCGGTGGAAAGTTTCACCCCGTCCAGCCCTGCCCTGCCTCGCCACAGGATCCTGTTGCGTCTGCTTCTCCCCAGGGATACGATATTTACGGAAACATCAGCAATGCCTTTTCAACGGTGGGCGGGGTGGTTGGATCTATGGGTGGCCGCTCTTGCCCAACGCCCGAGCAGGCGCAGGCGCAGGCGGATGCCGAGGCGGCTCAGCGCAGGAATTGGACGACAGGCTTTTTCTGGACGACGGTCGTGGTTGTCCTCATCAGCGCGTACCTCGGCTACAAGTACTTTATGCAGTCCCCTGAGCTGGCGTTCGCGAGCCGCGCCTTCTACTGGGTGCTCTACACTGCCATCGTTGCCCTGGTCGCCTACGGCATCCTCTTCATGGTGGAGGGAATCCGGGGCGAGGCTGCAAAGTCTGATAACCTGGCGCCGACCCCCGTGGAGTACACGAAACCCGTAAGCGTTGCGGCTGCCCAGGTGCCCCCGCAGGCGGGGAAGCACGGCGGCAACTACGGCATGCAGTGGTGGATGTACATCAAGGACTGGGACTACAAGTTCGGACAGGAGAAGCCAGTGTTCGTCCGCGGACCCAACGGACAGCAGAACCCCTATGTGTTTCTCCACCCGACGGAGAACAGCCTGTGCGTCAAGATCAACGTCTATAGCGGACGCAGCGGCAGCCGTCTCGGCAGCTCGCCTGGATACCCTGGAGCCGACGGCAGCGCCACGGACGACTCTTACACGTGCGTCATGAAGAACGTCCCGCTGCAGACGTGGTTCTGCGTTTCGCTGTCACTCAGCGGCCGCAACCTTGATCTCTACCGCGACGGCCGCCTCGTACGTTCGTGCGTACTCTCGGGCGTACCGCGCCACCCTACGGGACCCCTCACCATCATGCCCGCCGGCGGATTCTCGGGTCACGTCATCGACGCCTACCACCTGTCGCGCGCCCTGACCCCCACGGACGCCCAGTACTTCTGCGCCCAGGGAACGAATGGCACGAAGTTCGACACCCTGCCGTCCAAGCCCCTCTTTGGATACAAGGTGAAACTCGGAGTCATTGACAGCAAGGGAAAGCAAATAAAACAATACACTTGGTAAATAACAATAGATGGAACTGCGCGTCATACTCCTGTCGCTGATGACGCTGATCGTCGTTGGAATTGTGTTTCTCATCGTGTATGAGCTGTATTACGGCTCATACAGCGGCAAGGGGTACTCGCCGGTTGCCCCGTGGAATACGGAGGTCAGCATTCTCGACTTCCTCCACCTCGGTACCGAGTTTGTGAAGTTTGACCAGGTGCTGCCTCGCTCGCGTAACGAGCAGCAGGGTGCCGAGTTCTCGTATGCTGCATGGTTCATTGTGGATAACTACAACTACGGCAGCCCCCGCCCTATCCTTTTCGTGAAGGGTCGCCCCGATATGTCCATGAAGTCGCCCGCTGTGTATCTCACCAAGGGCACAAACGAGCTGACGATTCTCCAGGACACGTTCTCTAAGGATCAGGTTGGAAAGGTGGTCATCAACAACCTTCCTGCCGGCAAGTTCATCCATCTGGCTATCACGGTCAATCAGAAGTCGATGGATGTGTATATCAACGGCATGATCTACCAGCATCTCACGCTACCCGCCCTTCCTCTGCAGAATACAGAGAGTCTGTACATTGCAGATAATGGCGGATGGTCTGGCATGATTGGTGATTTCACGTATTACAATTACATGCTGACGCCAGGGGAAGTCCATAACCTGTCGCTCAAGAAGCCGCGTCGCGACCCGAACGACCTGCCCTACTATCATGACTACCTGGACACTAGCTGGTGGATGAGTCGTGCTTAAAGCTTCATGTTCATCTGCCCCTGAGCCTTGTTTAGTTCATCCTTTCCCTTTTGGATCTGCTCCTCGACACTTGCGAGCTTCTTTTCCGCCTCTGCAACCCGCATTGAACACAACGTACTATCAATGCCTTCGCGCTGTGGCATGAAAATCAGAATAACGGCAGCGGCTACGAGAAACCAGATCAGAAGACTTTCGGTCTTGGTTTTCATTACTCCTTATCTACGAGATTATCTGCTTTCATGTTGTCTGGGTCTCCGTGCCTGCGCACGCCCTCCTTCTCCTGCTGTTCTACGACCGCATCCGCATTCCCAGCCTTCTTGGCAATTTTTGCAACTGCCTTCTCCAGCTTCTCGAGAGAATCTTCCTCGGTCAGATGCTCGCGGGCAGGGAGCATCATCACAATGCAAACGGCCAGAACTACAAAGGCTACCATCAGGTACGTCGAGAGGTTGAACTTCATCTTTATTCTTAAGTAATCAATAAAGATGTCATCATACTGCACAGGCGCTGGACTAAAAGATACGAATGCAACGTATGTCAATCGTCTGCGCGATTCCTCCGATGTAACGACGTATCTTCGCCAGCAGGGGGTGCGCAATCATTACCGCACGCTGCAGACTAAGGGACAGACGTTTCAGGGTGGTATTCCTGCCAATGATCTTTATGATATGGCAAATCTAACCGGAAAGACGGGTCCCTACACATCTCTCATCAGCGGAGTCTCTATTACACCCTCGGCATGCGTTACTTGTACGGGCCAGCTCCCCTTCAACCTTGGGCAGGCTGCATCTCTTGTTCGCTAAGGACAGACTCGGGTTCGGTATCCGTAACAAGCTGGTCGTGTGTTTCGTAGTTGCGCATCGTACGACGAAGAGAGTCACGAACCTTCCTTTTCTGGGTTTTGCTGTACTTCCCTGGTCTATAACTGAAGAACAGCCGGAGAAACTCGGGCGAGCGTTTAGGAGTATTCTTGTACAGCTCAGACTTGTGCGCCTTGATTTCCTGGAGTGTAGTTTGGTGACCAATGCAATCGAGGGGAGTCAGAAGAACAAATCGGCGCTTCCCTTCGGTATGTGCAATATCAATGAGTCGCTGGGAAATACAGACGATGCGATCTGCATCATACCCTTCCAGGAAATGGGCGTCAGCATACACGAAGCCAAAGAAGAACTGCAGAAGGGTAGGAATGGACGCAACCTTAATTCCGTCGCGGAGTTGGTGGTAACTGTGGCATGCAAATGATTCAAAGAGTCGTACGATGAGAAACCCGCTCTTGATTTCAATAAGGTCTACGTGACGAGGAAGAAGTTCTGCATACGCAGCTTGTTCTACGATCTTGATCTTCTCGCCTCCAAGAATATCGGCAAATACATTGACGTAGTTGTCAAAGGTATCTGGCGTTACCAAGAGATCTATAGGAACATTCCACGTATTGTTCCGGCGCTTCGCATGAAGAGCAGCCGCATGGAACCCGATGAGAACAACAGATTCGGTCTTGAGCACCTTTTCAATACGCGAGCGCTCAGTCTCAGTCAGCGGGACACGATCCCCCCGCGTCTTGGTCTCGCACCCGACAGGGTAGTGCTTGTTCAAGAGCATCAGGCGGTCATACACCTTTGTCCAACGCGACACGTCTCCGCGAGGGCGCGAGAGTTCGAGGTACATCGACATGCGAAGGAAGTTGGGCGTGACATAGTGGATTTTGTCCTTCACAAGTTTTTCATCCCACAACTTGGTGAAAATAGGTGTTTCTAGGTAGGTGATATCTGCCACACCCGTAAAATCTACAAACACTTTGAACGTCATCAAGTGCATTCCCGGCTTGACTTCCACATTGGTGAATCCTAGAGCATCAAACCGATCGGCAAGGCGAAGAGCGTGTATCTGAGGCTCTTCGCTGTAGAAATCGTAGTCGGGGACAACGTACTCGGGGTTGTAGAACTGGTCCTCTTTGGGAAGTAGATTGTTGATTGCCGTACCTCCGTAGCACAGAACACGAGACTCCTGAATAAACTCCTTGACGACCTTCAGGATTTTTCGTATGGACGGGGTATGGGCAAACTCGTAGTCTGCCTGTAGTTGGGCTTTCTTTGCCAACTCTTCCATTGTTCTATAAACGGATAAAATGGATTGCCAAGAATATTACCGATGAAGGAGTAATGGCAGATAAACAGGTATCACGTCGTCGTCGCACAAAGAGCGGAGAAGCAGCGCCGCCCCCGCCCGACAAGAAGACATCACCCAAAAATAAGAGATACAACCTTCGCAATCGCAATAAGAAGATGCCGGATACCGTTCGCTGGGTAGATGACGATACTCTCTTTGAGGACGATGAGGATGATTCAACGTACCGCGGCGAGGAGGATGAGGACTCGGAGACAGAGGAGGAGAGCACGCAAAGCATCACGATTCCCAATGGTATGCCCGTGAGTGTTAAGATCCATCTTCATCTGAACGGCGAAGAGGACGAGGATGACTATGAGGACGACGAGGACGGATTCGATGAAGATGATGACGAGGAGGAGGAAGAAGATGATGAGGATATCCCCGAGTCGTTTATCACGGCCATGCTGGCTCGGCATCTGGGAACAAACGCACGTGTTGGACGCGGCGCTCCCCGCTTCATTGTTGTCGGTGATGACGACGAGAAGAAGGGTGGTAAAAACAAGCAGAAGGAGAAGGAGATTCCTGAACCCCCAATCCAGCTATCTCGTAAGGAGATGACCTACTATGAGGAGATGAAGAAGCCTGCGCGCAAGGCGGTGCTGAAGAAGATGTACACGATAGCCGATCTCCTGGACGACTCTGAGATGCCATACAAGTTCCGTATTCTGGAACTCAACACAACTCCCAAGATTCAGGCGGATCTCATCCGTCGTATTGATACGATCACGCGGATGGGTCCTGAGAGCGGCGAGGCCCAGAAGATGCGCAACTGGATTGATGGTGTGATGCGTATCCCGTTCGGAAAGGTTATCCCCCTGCCCGTGACCATCAAGGATGATGCGACAAAGTGCTCAGATTTCCTCAAGAACGCGCGGACAACCATGGACAAGGCGACCTACGGGATGGCCCCTGCTAAGACCCAAATCATGCAGATCCTAGCTCAGTGGATTTCCAATCCTGACTCGGTGGGTAATGTCATTGCGATGAAGGGGTCGATGGGTGTGGGCAAGACGAGCTTTGCGCGTAACGGAATTGCCGGGGTTCTCCAGCGCCCGTTCATGTTCTTCTCTCTTGGCGGTGCATCGGATATCGCGCACTACACAGGTCACTCCTACACCTACGAAGGATCGTCATGGGGTAGGATCATTGATGCTATCATGCAGGCGCAGTGCATGAACCCCGTGCTCTACTTTGACGAGCTGGACAAGATTTCGGGAACCCCGCATGGCGAGGAGATTACCTCTATGCTGATCCATCTCACGGATCGGTCACAGAACTCACAGTACCACGACCGCTACTTTGCAGGCATTGACTTTGACCTCTCAGGATGCCTGTTCGTCTTCTCGTTCAACGATGAGAGCAAGGTTCATCCAGTCTTGAAAGACCGTATGCGTGTCATCACCTGCCCAGGGTACAAGGATCCTGAGAAGAAGGTGATTGTGGCCAACTACGTCTGGCCGGAGGTCTTGAAGCATGCAGGGATCGCTCGTGACGATTTGACGGCGACAGAGGAGGCAGCCGAGCATATCATCAAGGAGTATTCTAATGGTGAGGAAGGTATGCGCAACCTCATTCGTGTCGTCGAGACGGTGGTGTCGCGCATCAATCTTCTACGCATCTCAGATGAAGAGAGCGCCAAGGCGTACAAGTTCTGGATTCCAGTGAAGTTCCCCATGAAGCTCAGTGTGAGCGAGGTGAAGACACTGCTCACCGACTTCGCCTCGATCGCGCCAGAGCACTGGCGTTCATTATACACATAAAGATATGGGCTGGCAGAACAAATGTCCGGCGCACTGAAGGAAGAAGTTCAATTTGCCAAGAAGCATATTCGTAATCGTTTTTCGATTATGCTTCTTCCCCACATCTCCGATGGTATCTGGAGCGTGTATGACAACGCCAAGACCATCTGTGAGAAGAACAATCAGACGGACCAGATTCTGAAGACGTTCCAGAATTTGCTGACTCGTATCCCTACCTGGACAGAGGATGTTCTTACCACCGAGGTGAAGCGTATCACGGCTGCCTCCAAGTGCTCGTATCTAGAGGAGTTGCTTACTGGAGTCTTGATCACCTATCTCCGCGCGTTTGCCGCGGTCCAGTATCGCTCGACCAAGGACAGCATTGAGGTAGAGTTTGAGCGGCCGCCGCTGCCCAAGTTTATCCATGAGCTCTACAAGGAGGTTGCCCGTCGCTGCTGGGAGCACGCGTACCTATTCAGGACATTCGGGGTGACAACGGAGCAGCAGGCCCGTAACCGTAAGGAGATTGATGAGCTCCTGGATACCACGTTCGATGTTGTCCTGGATTCCTTCCTCCCTTGGCAGTCGATTGTGAATACTTACTTTTCCGCCCCTGAGAAATCCCAGACGGCTGAGGATGTCATTCAGCCGACCGAGACGGAGGTGAATCTACCTGCGACAGAACAGCAAGTGGCTGCACCCGGACCCGGACCCGAACCCGAGGTGAAGAAGGAGGTATCGTTCGGAGAAACCGAGGTTCGCGAGCATGATACGGATGATGAGGAGGACGATGTCCCGAAGATGAAGGTGTCGGAAGAGGATGTAACTCTCGATGTCCCAGAGGAGGAGAAGACCCCTGAGGAGAAGGAGGAGAAGGTGGATGTAGAGGCGAAGGACGGTGAGCTCGTTCTAAAGCTATAAACAAAGAGGGATAGAATACTCAAATGATTGATACAAGTGTTCTTGCAATCATAGTCGCTGTTGCCGTTATTGCTGTTATTGTCTATGCCGTTGAGCGTTACACGAAGCAGAAGCCTATTGAATGGACAGATGCGTCGAAGGTCGGACTTTTGTCCGGTGCGGGCGCGGGCGGGCTGGTGTTTGCGCTGGGTGGGGATGGTGAGTCTGTCGCTGCAACGGTTGCGTCTGCAACAGCTGCGGCACAGGATATGTTTGTCGGCAAGCCGTCATTTTAACGACGACGATGACGACGGGTGGAACGAGGCTTTCCTCCACGGCTGAATATACCTTTGACCTTGGAGAAGAGACTTGGAGCTGGTGATTTCGCAGCGTTACTCTTCTTTAACTCCGCCATAATGCGGTCATCGGCATCAGGGACATAAGGTACTTTTACAATATTCATCTCTGCAAGATATTTCACAAGTTGTGCGTCGGAACTCCAGTTTCTCATTGTACCAAAATCCATGATCGTGACCTCACCAGTCTTTGGATCCAACTGCAATATGATCTTATTGGGGCTCACATTATCCTCAACGTCCTCAGTGATTTCAATGAATGTGTATCTTTGCATTCTGTGGTCATCCAACCCCCGCATCGTGATTTTCACCTCTGGAGGTCCCCCCTTACGACCTTTACTCATCTCCTTGGACAGGCGTGCGTAGGTCCTCAGAAGACTGGGTAGACCCCCCATATCAAATCCAAAGGTGGCCATTATACTTAAGGTTCTATAAAAAGCACACTCTCACCCTGCGGGACCTTCTCCGTATAGAGATAGACAGATCCAAACTTGTCTATCTGCTTACGCGGAACCGCAGTGTCGCGACAATACTTGGCGATCGCCTTGTACAGATGGAACCCGCGGTACCGTTCGCTGAAATCGCCATTATTCGGATCACGGAACAGAATGGACTGTCCATCTGGTAGGAGCAGCCACGTCATGAACATCTTGAAGATCGGATCGCTCTCATACTCTGCACATGGTCCCTTCGGAAAACAATCCCAGAACATCGACGTGGCTAGACGCACCAGATCAAATGATGGATTTGGCTTGATTTCCGAGTACTTGGAGTTATAGAACGGCTCTACATTGTACTGCCCTCCCGCTTCCTCATCCTGTTGGAACTGATCTGACATGAAAAACTTGGACTCCCGCATCTTTGGAAGTTTTACCGAATACGTTGCCCGATCAAAGTCAATAATCTTAATCAGCTTTCCGAAGGTGGGTAGGCGGTACATCTTGCCCCCAGCATTGTAGTAGAAGTACTCGGCAGCCGTCGGCACATACATCACATTCATCACATGCAGATCGTTGTGACACAGACCGAATGTGCGCTGGGCAAACGCAAGCGCAAAGATAATCTGCCCGATCCACGCACACCGCTTGGGTGTCTCCGGGTTCTCGCGGAACAGCTGGTACAACGTCCCCGAGCACGCCTCCATGATCGTTACCTGTACCGGGCAATCCTTGAAAATCGCATGAGCGAACGGATCGGGATTCTCGGCTTCCTCTGTAAATCCGCCTCCATCATCCTCGTTGTGCTCATCATCCTCATCTTCGCCGTCAGTCGTTCCGCTGGAGCACGAGTGAATCTCAAAGATGTAGTCGGTTGAACAGCTAGACTCTCCATCTTCCGCTTCCTCCTCATTGTCGGCATCATACGCTTCGGACTCTTCGACGGCAGTACCCGGAGATGTAATTTCAACACTAGGAGCCTCGATATCTTGAATCCCGAGATCAATTGTCTCGGTTGTCTCCTGCAGCTCTAATACAGGGGCCTCAGAAGACTTGCGGAGACGGAGATCAAAGAAGTGACCAATATTGCTAGAGAACCATGGGCGATCACAGAGATCCTCATAGTCATCGGAAATATCAATAGAGTGGCGCTCCTCGATGCCCGAGAACACACCATACACCACCGGAAAATGCTGACATCCTGACTCGGACAGCACAAGGCAGGCGAGGGATCCTACGTAGGCAGCATTGTGTGCCGACTGGTGTGGAAGAGGAGTATCTACAATATCCTCCTTGTTTGGCAGACCCGTTGCGGCGAACTCTCCTCGCATCACGCGGTACGATGGGTACAGCATGGTCTTCTTCAGATGAATCTTGACTTCCTTCCCTCCCGAATAGATCGATGACTCGCCAACAATGGTCTGAATCGAGTTCTGCGTCTGAATGCCGTAGTGGTATGGCATTCGAACATTGTCGAGCTTGAATAGCTTCTCAATGGACGGAAAGAAAGGTTGGATGCGCCGAAGTCCCCAGTGTTTCTGCGCCTGCTCCTGAAGTCCCTGGATGTTTGTGCATCGATGGACTTCAAGTGGAATGTTGTTTGTCCTCAAATCGGGAGTCGGCTTGGGCATTATACTTTGCCTAGGAAACGGCGACTTATCTTTTTACGCTGTTCGGGGGTATAGGCTAGGGTGCCATCCAAGATAGACCCTGCGGCAGGAAAATAGAGGTCAAAGACATTCCCTAGAAGTCCCTTGAACACATATCTCAATTTGTGTGAAAGATCGTCCATAAAAATGAAGATGGTAAAGAAGAAGAAGAGACCGGATGTATAGGAATCAATGAAATGTTCCAGGCCACGGCGAACGGGAATGATGGGTGTGCTGGTATTGATGTAATGAACAAGCCAGAACGCAACGACAGAGACCAATACAACCTCAATAACTATATCGGCAATCTGGAACAACATTCCCTTGTGTTCC